TACATCGTTGTCGACGTCGGCGGCCGTGACTCGGGCTCTCTGCGGGCCGCGCTGACCATCTCTAACCTGGTCCTGGTACCGGCGGCGCCGCGGTCATTCGATTTATGGGGCGCGGATCAGACCGCGAATCTTATTCAAGAGGCGCGCGAAATCAGCGCAAATCTGCGCGCGATCGCGGTTTTGAATGGCGCGGATCCGGCCGGTCGCGACAACGATGAAGCCCTGGCCGCGCTCGGGGACCTGGGCGGGCTCGAAGTGGCGCCTTGCCGCATCGGCCGGCGCAAAGCCTTCCCCGATGCGGCCGCGGAAGGGTACAGCGTGCTTGAATACCGCGATAGTAGCGCGGTCAAAGCGCGCCAGGAATTCGCCCAGCTATTCAAATTCCTCTTTCCCGAAAAGGAGCTGTCTCTATGACCATCGCGCGCAATCCCAAAAAAGACGTCGACGCTGCCCGCTTCATCCGCGGCGCCCGCAAGACAGACGGCGCCGGCGCCAGGCGCAAGCTGGTGCCCGTCTGGGTCAATGTCGATCAGGAGCTGCTGGATCGCGTTAACGACATGGCCAAAGCCATGGGCCTAAACCGTTCCGCCTTCATCGTTAACGCGATCGCGGAAAAACTGCGCCAGTTGCAGCAAAAACCATGAAATCAAAACGATTTGATATTTCTCTGATTCCCGATGATGAGCTTGCCGCTGAATACTGGCGGCGTATGCATGCCAGGGGCAAGATCACCAACTCTGGGCGACCTAAGAAACTTCGCCCTTGTCCTAAGTGCGGCGAGCAAATGGGCGCGCGCCAGTTGGATATTCACAAACCAGCTTGCATGTCTACGAGAATCCAATTTGTTGAGTGTAAGTCTCCCATCATCGCCGCGCGTCGTTGTCCCTGGGCCGCTAAAATCGTGCGCGTGGGAAATGGCTATATTGCCTTTGAGTCTATCGACGATTACCGGAAGCAAAAAGCAAAGCTGCCCCATGTGGAACAAAAACCATTAGCTTGGATGGTTCGGCGCCTCACCGAACCGCCAGGCCGCAAACCGGAAGCGCGAACCTATCGCATCTCGGCCGATGGAAAATCCATAACCTGCCTACGCTGCGGGCTCACATCTTGGCATCCCGAAGACGTGCGCCAGGTCTTTTGCGGAAACTGCCATATCTTCCACGTCAGGTAAAAGTGAATGCAATGTGATTTCTGTAGCAATCGAGGACCGCTGCAATGCTACCGCTGCCGGAGTTTCGAATCAGATTCCAGAAATATCGGAGTAAGCCTAGAAGGCTGGACGATCGGACTCCAGAGCCTCAATGAATGGTATGCGTGCTCTGAGTGCTGCAGCTTGATCGACAGTATGGACATCGGGGGCCTGGTCGACCGAGTAACCGGGATCCACTTCGCCGGCCGTACGGAGTCGCCCGCGGCAAAGGCTTTTCGGGCACACATCAGCTACACTTACCAACTCTTTTTTACGAATCGGATCCACGCGCGTTAACTAATCGGGTTCATTGCGGAGGGTTTCCCAGCTGGGGAGCGGGGCGGGAGGTTATCTTTCGATAGCCCTGAAAAGGTGAAGGGCCAGAGGTTAGCAGCCTCTGACCCTTCGGGATTCCACCAGTCACGAGCTGGCAATGACAAATTTAGCACAGACTCTCGGCCTTCCTAAACAATTTTCTAATCTCCCCGTCACTTCATTGCTGCTGATCCACGCCATCCTTAAATGCCAGCGCCGCGGCTGCGACGATCCGCCTATGCGAAGGCTTGCGTCAATGTGTGGGCGCAAGGTCCGATGCGTGCAAATGCACAAAAAAGCCCTCATTGCCAGCGGTCATCTTATCGTCACGCGGCGCCGCATCGGGCACAAGCAATGTTTAACGGACGTCTATGAAATACCGGGTTTTAGCGATGGGGGGGCTGGTGCAAAAGGACAGGAGAAAAGCTTAAAAACAAATACAAAGACAAAGGCATCGTCTCCGCCTGCGGCTGCGACCAGGCCGGCGCCCGACGTAAACCGGGTTTTAACCGTCAAACTGGCCGCCGCAGAGGAGCAAACGGCGTTCTGGAAGTCGAAAGCCATGCGGGAGGAGAATCAAAACAGGAAACAGGCTGAATTTTTCCGGGCCTACATCCGCCGCGGGGAGCATCAGGCAAACGGTCGCCTGTGGGCCTGGGCGAAGATTCAAGAACAAGCGCGGATGCGCCAAAGGGCGTTTGTGGGTATGCCCATCAATTATTCGCCGCCGCAATCCGTTCCGTAGCATCGGGTAACACTCGGTCCAGCACATCCTTGCCGTGGCTTCCCAGCGCCAGGCACATGCGCAGAAAAACCATGATCGGAATGTCATCGCCAGTTTCATAGCGGGCCACGGTGTTGCGGTGGATCCCTACTTTGGCGCCTAACCGTTCCTGGGTCCATCCCTTCGTTTCTCTCAGCCGGCGGATTTCCGCGCCAAGTTCGGTTTGAAACTTCTCTGGGGTCATTTACTTCGCTCTCCAATCGGATCCGTGAATCTGCACCGTCTTGCACATCTGTTGCAACCGGCTCCACATGCGCGCTCCGATGCGGTCGCCCAGCGTTTCCGGCCGCATGGCGCGGGCGTATTCGTTTTGCACCTGGCCGGCGCCGGGCGCCAGGTTGGGAAAGTTGGTGGTCACAATCACCGCGGCCGATTTGTTGTAGAGGCTGCCGATAAGCAGCTCCACGGTATCGAACACCCATTCCGTCGCCCGCGAGGCTCCCAGCTCATCGATCACCACCAGGTCGGCCGAAAGAATCGGCTTGAGGATCTGCGTTTCCGTCTCCGTCGCCTCGGGGCCAAAACTGGCCCGCAGCTTTTCGAGAAGTTGGGGAACGGTGACAAAGCGCCCTTGGATTCCCTTGTCACCGATCAGAGCGCGAAGGATGCCGGCCGCCAGGTGGGTTTTGCCGGCGCCCACGTTGCCGGTAAACAAGAGCCCGCGGCCGGCGCCGGGCAAAAAATCGGTCACATAGCGGCGCGCGGCCGCCAGTGCCCAGGTTGTGTTTGCATCCGCGATGAAGTTTTCGAGGGCGCAACCCTGGAAGTTGGGCGGAATTCCTGCCCTCGTGAACCGGATTCTGGCCTCCTCCTCGATCTGGCAGGCGCAGGGCCGGGATCCGTGCTCGGTCGGAATGAGCCCAATATCACGGCATAGATTGCAATTAAATGGCTGTTCCGCAGTCTGCATAGGCCCGCCCTGCCTTTCTCGGGGTTTGGGTGGTGGGAATGGGTGGGGGAAAATGCCGCCGGCGCGTCCTAGGGCGTCTGGGGGGCCTGCAACGGGGTTTCTTCCTGTTCCGCTTCCAGCTCGTAAAAAATCGTCTCGTCATCCCTGAAACGGTCGCAAGCTTCATCGGCATCGTCGGCTTCGATGATCCGCTCTGTGAAGGGCAAACTAACTTTGAATTTCGGCATTGTTTTCCTTTGCTGCTGGCAGTTCGTAAGGCTGCCAATTCGGGTTGTTTTTGTTGATTTCGTTGGCCAGGCGGAGAAGTCTTACAAACAACTGCTCGTAGTGGTTGCTGTGGGCCGTAGCAGCCGCCATTCCCAGCGCGATTAACAGCGCATCGTACTGCTCTCGGGTGAGCGTGAAGGTGTATTCATTCATTTCTGTACCTCACTTCGAGTAGGATCATCAATCCGTTGCAGAAAGGCTGCTCCCGGCAGTCTTTCGACGGCCGGGTTTCAACCATTCCGCATTCCACGCATTTCAGCTTGAATGTGCTTACTTGGCACGGTCGAACATCGTTAGGGTTCATTTCTCCACCATTTCGTTTTCGGCCACAACTTCGCCATCCTCGAGCACGATTCCCACGCGGCCGGATGTGTCGACGCGGGCCATCCAGATCTGGAAGTTGTTGTCTACCGCCATGTCATAGAGGATCTTCATGCCGGTTTCATCCAGTGCTTCGCCGTGGCGAATGCAGAGCACGCGCAGCTTAGGATTGGCGGCCATGGCGATGCGGGCTGAGAGCCGGATCTGTTCGCCTTCCCCGAGGTTTTCAAGCGGCAAACCATTGAAGCGTACTTCGGTCATCGAATCGTTGAAGGTCAAACCTTCCACGGGGATCTTGGCCTTGGCCACGGCCGCGCGCTTCTTTTCCTCGCGCTTGTTGATGCGGTCGTCGAAGGTCTGCCATTCCTTGTCTTTGGCGGCCAGTTCCTTGCGCAGTGCTTCCTTGGCCCGCCAAGCATCGATTTCGCGGTTGGTGCGCTGCGCGCTCTGCAGCTCCGCGGTCAGAGCCCCTACGTCGATGGGATCGCCCGCCGGCGCCGCCTCGTAGGCCGCCTGCGCCTCGCCCGCGGCCGTGGCTAGGGATTTGCGCACGTTTTGACTGGCTTTCAGCACCTGGCGCGCCTGCTTCAACTGTTCTTCCAGTTCTTCCACCTTAGCGGTCTGGCTGGTTATCAGCCGTTCATTGTCGGCAATGGCCTGGCGTGCGCTGGCTACCTTGGTGCCCAGATCCTGCTTGGCCTTGAAGACTTCCTGCGCCTTGCGGTTGGCTTCGCCGGCTTCATTCAGCTTGACCAGGATGGCGCCCTCGTCCAGCTTTTCGAAAGGCAAGCCCTCCAGTGTCCGCAAACCATCGATGCGCGCAGCCAGAGCCTTGCGCTCAAGATTCACCGCGGCGCGCGCCTTGTAATCCTTGTCGTGTTCTTCGGCCAGGGCGTCGAAGTCCAAATCCACATGGGCGGTTTCTCTCAGCTTGGCGACCTGTGCCTTGGGATCCATGCGAATGAATTCCAGCGGATCAAACGTCAGAATGTCGAAAATCTGATCCAGAAAATCCTGCGGTGTCGTCTCCCGCTTGCCTCTAATCATCTTGATTTCCAGGCTCGGATTCTGGCTTTCGGCCGCCAAGGTGCGGGTGACGGTGAATTCCAGATGCTCATTGCCAATGCGCCCGCTCACGCGCATCTGTTCGGCGCCGATGCGAACCGCCTTCACGGGCATCCCCTTGATGCCCTTGAGCAAAAACCAGATGGCATCGACCGCGCTCGTCTTCCCTGCCCCGTTCGGTCCCGTGATCTGCATAACAGGCCCGTGGGGCGTGACCCTGAACAGGCGCAGCTTTTTGAAGTTTTCGGCCACGAATTCGTAAAGTTTCAAATCCGCATAAACGTCATTCTTTGTCATCTCGATTGTCCCTTTCTCGCTTCTTCCCAGCAGCAGCCTGGCGGCTTCGTCGCCGCAGTTGGCTATCTGGCCGGCCGCGCATTCTTTCACCTTCGAAGCCTGCCTAGACGTCAAGCCGAACCGTTCGCGCAGATTGGCCCGCGCCGGTATCGGTCTGCCTACCATGGTGCATTAAATTTAGTGCATGAGTTGGGGAAATGTCTAGAGGTTTTTTCTGGCTATTACATAGGTTACGCATAGGTGTCACCTATGTTTTGAATATGCGGGACATAGGTATTACTTCTTAGAATCGGCCTTGAGCTTTTCAATCGTCGCCTTATCTTCCTCTGCCTGCCTCTTGGCATCGGCCAGGGCTCTGGCTAATGATGAGCCTAGCGGAGAGCGAACGAAAAGCGCCGCCAGGCCCACCAGTGCCCCCTGCAGCGCGATGAGGGCTTCATCCTTGAGCCCGTTGGACAAGTTGAACTTGGTAGGATCCATAATCACGGCCGAGATAGAAGCCGCGGCACCGCCGCCGATGGCTACCGCAGCCGATTTCAGCCATTCCTTGATATTCATTCCGCCCGCCTGGTGTCGGCTGCGCTTTCCCTTCTGCCGTCGCAATCTGAATCATTGCCAAATGGATCAAACGTGCCCCCTATCAGCACCTGTGTCCCTTTCAGTTGCCGCGGCCACCAGTATTCTCGTTCCTCGCCTCTGCGCAGCAGGCTTTCGGGCGGGATCATCGTGATTCTCTGATCGCTCCACGCCAGGATTCCATCGCAGTACTCGATCGCCGTTGTTGACCTGGCCGCATAGACTTCGTTCTGATTCTGTGCCGAAGCTACCTCTTCCCAGTTCGTGTTTTGCATCAGCACATTCTGCAATTCCTCGGGGATCATGTAGAGCTGATCGTCATACTGGATCGAGAGCACAGAGAAGGTCAGGGCCACATCGTCGAACCAGAAACGATACTCCAGGGTGTGCCACACATCGGGCGTAATCTCGGAAACAATAAAGCCGGTGTCGACCCAGGCCGGCGGGTCCAGGTCGATTTGAAACTGCCCGGTATCCGCATTCCACTGGGTCGAAAAATTGGCGACGTTGCGAATCTTTGTGTTGGCGTTCGGCCTCGTCTTAACGCAAACCTTCCAGTCCAGCTCATGCCGGGCCACGTTCTTGGCGGTCGAGGCAGGGAAGCGAAATTTCAGTCGATAAGCCAGCCAGTTGAGCAGCTTCCCATTATTCGAGGGCACGCCTCGCTTGCGACTGACGAGAGCCCCGCCCCACGCCTGCAGGGATCCGTTGGTTATCAGCATCGGGCCGGCCGGCGTCATGGAGGCTTCGAAATAATCGCTGGGAGGTTTGTTGATGCTATCGCTCTTGTTGCTGATCCAATCGGCACTGTTGGCAAATAAATCGCGTTCGATGTAGAAGACTGGCTCCGCCATTTTGAAATTCCCTCCCTTTTTTTAGTAGTCCTCAAGCACGATAGTGCCGGTACTGGTGGTTCCGGTGATGAATACGGCTGAGTTGGTCAGGCTCGTTACCAGCGCGGCGGTGACGGTGCTCGACGCGAAAATTCCCGGCGTATGCACAAAAGCAACAGGGAAGGTGTACCCGGCTCCCGCCGTGCCGTTGCACGCTTGCAGGCTTATCAGCACCTTTTTATCCGTTGCCCCGGTTTGGGGCTGAGAAAAGATGGCTGTTCCTGAGACTGAACAAGTAGCGGTGGTCTGTGCCGCTGTAATCGACACTGGCCCCACGGTGCCCAGCTTGTTGATCCCGGTCGTACCGGAAATATCGACGCTCCACGAACAGGGGCCGGGCGCGCAGACGTTGAGGCTATGGGTCAGAGCTAGAACCGTATTCTGGTTGCCAGCAGAAGTCGTGTTCTTCCAGATATAGTCGTCGGTTGCGGATGCTGTTCCCGTCCAGGTGTAGGCGCGCATAATGTGAGCCGGTGAACTCTGGTTAGTTCCCGCAGTGGCGTTGGTCACGGGGGTCCAGGCTGCGGTGGTAAACACATTGACCAGACCGAATCCGCCTAAACCGAGATACAGACTGCCCCCTGGACTTGCGTACAGCATGGCATTGCCAGCAGAAGAGAATCCCGCATAGAAACCGCCATTTATAGCAATCTGCACTGGACAGGTCAGGCCCGTAGAAGTCTTGGGAATAGATACTGTGCTCGGGTAGTAACACCACCCACTATGAGCACTGTTCGAAGGGGCAATGTGAACGATCCCTATACCGCTAACGAAAGTAGTTCCCCAGACCCCGCCCAGACTCTTGACCCACGCGCGGCCCGGATTCCACCCCGCTTGAGTTAGCCCTAACTGGTTGTCTGTCACCCAATCTTTGGGCGTCTGCGGCTGCGCCACGTTGGGCGAACTGGTTAGGTCGGGGGATGCTCCGCGAAGGAGTAAGCCTGAATTCGCCAGGGCCGATTCTGCCGTGGACAGGATCAGCGCGTGGCCCATGTTGTTGGGGTGAAGGGTGTCGGTGAGGCATCGCGCCGCATATACAGCGTTGCTGGTTCCCGCCCCGCAGTTGGCCGTGAATACATATCGCAACGGCTTGTTCAAGTCGCAGGCATTAAGGGTATAGGTTCCGCTGCCGTTCACTGCGTACTGGCCGCAGGCGGGAGAGGCGGCCACCGGTACCAGGGGTATCCCGGTCTGGAAGTACGACACTGCGCTTACCCCGGTCGATACGTTGGTGTTGTCTGAAACCCATCCCCCACTGGTGCCCGGCGTAACGGAAGTCGTGGGCGAGGCGAGAATCTGGCTGATAGGCGTGTTTGCCGCTTCGGCCGCCTGGGTATCGATCCAATAGACGTTCAACCCATCGCTGGCAGCCTGCTGCGCGATGGTTTGCGTGATCGCATAGTAGACCGCGTTGTAGGTGTAATTGGTCGTCGAGGCGTTAGGAAAGGGGAAGCCGAGAATCATAGCGTTTGGGTTGCTGATTGAAGGTGCGGGTACAGTCATGAGCATGAGCGGTTCAACCTTGGCTGACGCGCCCGTGGTGCCGGTCACGGTCCAGAGGAAGGTGTGCGCCGTGCCGGTGCTTAATCCTGAAAATCGCGCACAGACCGGACCCGCCGAAGTCCCCCCGTTGGCCAGGATGATGGCGCCATTGTCGCCGTTCCCATGCCACACCGTACCTGACTCAAAAGGATCAGCCCGTGCGGTGCCGTCGATTGAGAGTGTAAAAGTGGAAGTCGTATTCGCGTCGGCAATGATGTAACAGGCCAGCACCACCCCGGGCGACCCCGCCGGCGGAGTAGTCGAACAGGAAAGCGTGTTCCCGTTGGTGGTCGAAGATACCGCGTTTCCAGCGCCGAAAGTATCATCATTTGTCCACGTGCCCGATTTAGTGCATCCCTGCGCGGGGGTAATCGATCCTTGCGGCATGGCCATAAAGTTGTGCGTGAAAGTGTCGATGCGCTTGGTCACGGTCTGCAGGTCCACATTACCCGCATAAATCCCCGCGTCGTTGGTGTTAATCATCAGCACTCCCGTGGGGCCATATAGTTGCGGCACAACGGACTGGGCCATCACAACCGCCTGATCGAGCACTTGCCTCCCGCCCTGGGCATCATTAGTAAAGACTCCGCCGAATGCTTTCTCTAAACGGAAAGCGTAGCCCATACTCGTTGGCGCGAATCCAATCCACGATGCCGTGGATCCGTTGCCGGCGGTGATCGAGTCTCCAAAGAATCTAGCCCCCTGCGGCATCCCCCCAATCGTCGCGCGGTTGCCCTGTATCAGAGCGCCGAAAGTTCCCGCACCGCTCCCGCTGTATCCTCCTACTGCCGCCAGGCCGTTGTTGTTGTCGCTCGTGACCCCCGGATAACTCAGCGAACCGCCTGGTGTGCCTGCGGGAATCCCGAAGTTTAGAACATAGTTCGGATAAGTTCCCGTCTGGGTCACAGTGGCCTGCGAACCCGGCGGCAAATTGGTGGTAGTCCCGGCGGTGATTCCAACCACTGTCGAAATGCATGAATTGGCGGCGAAGTTGTAGACCATGTTGGGCGCATTGCAGCTCGGAGGCCAGTTGATTTGCGTGCTTGGATTAACCAATGGCCCAACCACGGCCGCGATACAGGTATTTGCGGAATCGGTGTAGACCATGTTTGCGGTGTTGCAGTTCGCCGGCCAGCGGATCTGCGTGTGAGGATTTGTTTGCGCCTCGATGCGCAGGGCCAGTACCAGCACGAAGACAGAGAGCAGAGCTTTAACCGAAAGTGAACGCATCGATTCGATCCCCCAATTGAGTTCGGAAATTGAGTGCGATTATGCTGCCGGTTGCGGTGTAGCTGTTGGTCGGCTGCGCCTGTCCGCGAGGTAGGAGAATTCCGTTGTAGGCCACCGCCAGCACCCCCGCCCCAGGTGAGATGTAGTACCAACCTGGCACATTGCCGGTGCAAGGGGCATAACGCAATTTAGACAAGGCAAAAGGCATCTATCCGCTCCCACGATGGGTCGATGTCGAAATTCAGCGTGATCTTCGTTCCCGTCGAATCGAGGGTATAACTGAGCGTTGGCGTGGCTATGCCTTGTGGCAGCAGCACGCCATTGTAGGCCGGCGCGATCACTGGTCCTGGCGCGGTGAACGAATGATTATTGATGCCCAGCGCACAGGGTAGGTAGCCAAGCAGCGCCGCCGAGAATCCATAGGGAGGAAGAACCTGCGGTATGCTGCTTAAATCTTGGGATCCAGTTCCGGTGAGCGTATAGGCGCCGCATTGCACCACATTGTCTTCGCCGTCTAGAATTTCAATCGAATAATAAGTGCCCGATGGCGAAATTTGATCGTTGCCCCAGAGCAGCACAGAGATTGCCGCGCCGCTTGAATAAACCGAAAATGGCCCTGTCCTGGCCAGCATCGCGGTGCCTTGAATCAAGGGAAGGGAAGGGCCGAAACCGCACAGCGTGATGCGCAGCTTGGCCGGATTCGCGGTTGAGCCGGCCGCGGCGCCGGTCAGATCATCCAGCGTTGCGGTGAGCGTGATGTTCGGAGTTGCCGGCATTCGCTTGGCCCTCTCACTCGAAAAACGCCATCATTCCCATCTGCGCCCGGTTGGGATGATCGCGTGCCTGTTCCAGAACGTTTTGCCGGAACCAGACCGTAAACGGCCGATTCAGCCAGGCCCAATAGACGCTCTTGCCTATCGCTTCCTCCAGATCGCCGCTCTCGGCCGCGTACCTTTGTGCCACCATCGGCATCTGTTCCACGCGCGCCCCCGCGGCCGGCCGGCCGCCATAATAGATTTCATCGATGTCTGCTACCAGGCGCTGCAGGGCGCGGTTGCTCGGATCGAGATACCAGGGCTGGTCTGGTGTGTTGGCTTCGATTTCGTGGGCGTGTTCCATCACCGTCAACCATTGCCCATCCCACCATCCTGCTTTCACCCGGTTGCGGATGCAGTAGGCCACTGCTTTCATCTGTTCGAGGCTCGCCCCGTGGCCCGCAGCTCGGGCGGCGAATAAAGCCAGGTACGCGCGTTGTACATCGTTCAACGTCAACGGATCACTCCCAAAATTTCTTCCTCGCGCATCAGCCTGCAGGTTTTCCCTCGCAACACAATTTCCGTTCCTGCGTACTTGCCGAATAGAACACGGTCGCCGGCTTCCACTTCGGTAGGAACGAAAATGTTATTGGCGTCCATGCGCCCGCGGCCGGCGGCGATGACAATGCCTTCGCTCTGTCTCTCCTGCGCCGTCGAGGGCACAAAGAGGATTCCCGAATCGGTCATCTCGTCCTTATCCACGGGCAGCACCAGGATCTGATCGCGAATGCAATGAAAAGCCCGAGCTTCGCGGCGCGCGCTTTTCAGCTTGTCGATGGCCAGCGCGCTTTCAAGACTCGAATAAAAAACCCGTGCGGCCGGTTCCTGAATGAGCACAACTTTGTCATCGCTCAATGAATCACTCCTCCCTGCAGATTGAAGTCGAAAATCTGCTGCAGATACCATGCGGATGCTTCGCCAGATCCCACGGGAAAAGCCTTGTGTGCCTCGGTCGGAGTGATCGCCCCGCAGCGGATCATGGTTAAAAGCGCCGTGCGCCAGCCGTAAAATTTCGGCTTCCAAATCGTTCCCCATTCGGTGAACTCAAGAATCATCCACTCCGTCGACAACGGCCACTGGATCGTGGCCACACGCAGGAATTCCGGCTCTGCAACTGATGAGCCCGTGGCCGCGCGGTCGTACTTCTCGCGGGCTTCAGCCGTCATCGCCGCTATCTCGCGCATCTTCTTCTGTGCTTCCTCATTGCGCCCTAATCGGTCAAGAGATTGCGCTTCCTTAAATAGCTTTTCCGCTTCATCGGCCATGTGCAGCGCCTGTTCGCGTTCGCCTTCGCGGTGCATCTCCGCGGCGCCATCCCACAACGGATTGTGCATGTAAATGCCGCTCAGCCCGCTGCGCGCGCCCTGGTAGGGGAACATTACATGCTCACTCAATTTCAGCTTGCCTTTGCCAGTCACCTTGCCGAGCTGGTCATAGAACTGCTGCGGGGTCAGAATTTTTCCATACCGCATTTCTTCGTTCTCGTGCCCCATCCATCGGCCTTGTCCATCCCAGCGGTTTTTGTGCTCCGCGGCCTCGGTCAGCTCGCGCAGCGCGCAGTTTTTCTCGATCAGCTCGTGGCCCTTGCTTTCTTCAACTTCATGGCGCATTCGGTCCATGGCTTCGATCACGCGCGGATGGTTGGCCAGGTCTTCTATCTCGTCATGCGTCGAGCGGAAGTCTTCAAGCGCCGGCTTTTCTCCGACCGCGGCGCCGCTTGTACCGAGCCCGAGCGCCAGGCCCAACCCGGCCATCTGTTCGGCGCCTTCCGGCCGCGGTGGGGTATAGCCCTTGTCAATTTCCTCCGCCGCCTGGCGGATGGCTTTGTCTGCATAGTGTTCCGTCATCGTTGCTGCTCCTGCTGCTCCTGTTGTTGCTGCTCCTGTTGTTGCTGCTGCAGGCTGCTGTCGGTCATGGCCTTTTGAATCATGGTGGCGATAAAGGGGCCGTATCGCTCCGCGGTCGCGCCCGACTGCAGCGCGAACAGAAAATTTTTGGCAATTTTCGGATTGGTCTTGATTGCGTTGAGTACGAACCGCGAAGATTCATACATCCCTTCTGCGGTGATCGCTCCCAGATAAGGCGAACCTCCGGCGAGGTGGCTCACTCCTGCGCCCGCCGTCATAACCAGGGCGCGCTTGCCCCATGGTGAAAGTCTTTCCGGCTGCGTGGTCCCAACCTTGGCCGCTTCCTTTTCAAGTCTGGCCAGTTCTTGCGCAACGTTCTGCACTCCGACATTGAATGTCGCGCGCTGCTTTTCGGTCACATTTTGCTGCGCGATGTCTTCCAAATTTTCCAGTCGCCCCGGTCCCAGTGAGGCTTCTACCTGCGGCCGGCCGTAGAGCTTCACCGCGCGCTGCAGATCCGTGAGCAATCCTCTGCCGTTGATGCCGCGCTGCGCCTGGCTGGCCTGGCTGGCACCTGGTACTCCATTCAGGTTGCGGTCCCAGAGGTTGCCGAAGTCGCGCAGCATGTAACTCTGGCGGAATCCAGATTTAGCCGCGGCCTTCATCTCCGGCGTCAGCTCTCCGCCGGTCAAGTCGATGAGCTGATCCATTTCACCCAGCTTCTGCTTGTAGAGCTGCGCGGCGCCCTGTTCACCTTTGCGCATGGCGTTCTGAGCCGCGGCCACTTCGCCATTGAGCTGGCGGAAGCGCCCACCCGTGGCAGTGTCGAATTGGTTGTAGGCTTCGTCATTGATGGCGGTCAGATGATCGGCGGCGCCGGTAAAGTCGTGGGTCTGTTTCAGGACCTGGTCAATGTCGACCTGCGCCGGCGCCGGCTTGCCGGTGGCTGTGGCTGCCATGCGCCCGGTAGGTACTGCGGGCTTACCGCCTGGCTGGTTCATCATCACTTCCTGCTGGGGCACGTTGCGCGCCACGTTGGTTTCTTCGAGATGCGGACGGATCGCCCCGCGCGCCGTCTCGGCATACGCTTCGCGCGAGGCTTCCGCCTGCCGTTGCGCCGCGGCTACGTTTTCCGCCGCCGTTGTCTCTCTGGCCGCCGCGGCCGCGGCGAGCTCCGCCGCTGCCTCGCCTGGCGCGTTGAGCATCGTTCGGGCGGCGCTCCATGCGGCTCCTGCGCCTTGCATCACAGGTGCCGCGAGGGCGCCTACCACTCCGGCTATGCCCGCCGCGCGCGTATCTCCGCCCGTTTTGACGAAAGTCTGGCCGGCCGACATGGTTCCCATCTTGGCGGCCGATTCGCCAATTTTCAGCAGTTTCCCAACCATGGGCACTTTTTCAATGATTTGCCCAAGACCCGTCATCGTCTTGAGTTTTTCCACGGCTGTCATTGCTTGCCCTGCCCGGCCCAACAGGTTCCCCAAACCTTCAGGGTTGTAAAGTTCCATAGCATTTTCAAAGGCTCCGGCCCCTGCTTCCTGTATGCCTTTGGGTGGTGTCGCCGCTGCCAGTTGCACATCAGTTCCTAGGCGCGTTTTCGGCGTGGCGTCAAAAGCGGTCAATGTCTTGAGAGCTTCAGTGCCGGCGCCGATGACTCCTTTCACTGGCCAGCTAAGAACGGGGTGCTGGTCTATCCACTGATCCACGCGGCTTTCGTCCAGTGGATCCGCGGCATGGTCGCGCGCGTATTGCTGCAGGGTCGGCTTATCGACAAACCGGAAACCATCATCCAGCGCCTTGTGCATCTGGTGATAACCGACGTTGCGAACGATGCCGGCCGGATCGTGCATCTTGTATCCGCCCTCTCCGCCCTGCGGCGCATAGCTGCCGGCAATCGCATCCTGCGCGGGCTGCGGGCGCGCTGGCAGCGGTGGCGCTGCGGAGATAGGGTTTCCCTGCGCGTCCCATCCTTGGGGCGAGGGCGGGGGCGCTGCGGGCTGGGAAACAGGGTTTCCCTGCGCGTCCCATCCGGCGGTTGGGGTTACGGGATCCACATACCCTTCCCGTTATTCGCGTTCCAGTCCCAATGCGCGGTTGCAGGTACACTCGGAGGCCTCGGCGGCGCCGGCCGCGCGGTTGCTGGTCCCGCGGTCGGCTGCGCCGCGGCCGCCGGTCCCACCCCGGTAGTTCCGTACCGCCTGAGCAGGAATCGATTGTTTTGTACGAGTGAATTTCGCTGCGTTCTCAGCGCCTGCTCAAGAACATTAGCGGCGCCTTGCAAGTTCGCGACTGTCGGCCGCTGCCCCAGCATTTCATCGGCCTGCTGCAGTTTTTTATCTGTGTCACTGCCGCCCAGCAGCGGATTCCCGATAAGCCCAGCGATTGAGCGCCGGGTTTCCGCAATCGAAGTGTTCAGATTTTTGGCCGCGTTGTCGCCCATGTTTCTTTGCGTCCAGAGCATGACATCGTTAGCCAATCCTGCGCCGGGGAGGTTTGAGTCGATAAGGCCGGCCTGCTTGGACAGGTTCAACATCTGATCCATATAGCCCGGCGCGCCTGGCGCGCCGAGTATGCGATCAATTCCGTCGAGCGCCGCTTGCGTCTTAGGGCTCGAAGAAAATTTGTGTTCGTCTTTGATGATCGATTCACTGAACGGCTTACCGGCGGCCTGGCCAATTTCTATAGCTCTGCCCAGTACCATATTCGGATCGAGCTGTGCGCCCTTGGCTTCACGTTTGAGGTCTTCAGGCAGAATGTCGCCGTTGTACAGTGCCTGCGCCATAGCTTCAAATCGCGGGTTCGGTGTCCCATCGTCGGTAATCATGCCGGCCTTGACCTGCTTGGCTTTCTGTTCGGCTAGACTCGCTTGAGCGCCTTTCTCGCCGGCGCTCGCCTTAGCTTCACCAATTTGCGCCTGCGTCAGATCCTTTTTCCCGGGCAGTTCCTCTTTGCTAGCGGTTGTTTCCTGTTCGGCTTTCTCTTTGTTCGCGATTTTCAGTTGTTCCTCGGCTTGGTCGGCGCTGAATTTCGCCGCTGCGTTGCCCGCGGCGGTGTTATATGCATCGATCTCGCTCCGAATCGTCGGTTTGGTGGTCAAATTATTCACATATTCGTGCTTGATGTTGTCGTAAGTGCGGAATGGTGTTCCGGCCGGCATCCATTCTTGGCCGTATTTTTCAGGAACCTTATAGACGGCGAAGCCTGTAGTCACATCGCTGTTGTCCACTTGCGGAATGAATTCCAGAGATGTGGGATTTTTAACCAGATCCTTCATAACGTCTGGGTTGGCAGTTTGAATTGCGCTTATATCTCCGGGGTGCGCGGCGTGTCCCAGGAAGACTCCGCCAGCCTTTTCGATCCTGTCCTGCTGCTCCCCCCAGAATTTAACATCCTGTTGCGTGGCTTCAACTTTAAGCCGCGATTGCCGCCAAGTTTCTTCCGCCAGCTTCATGCGCAGCATCTGATTGTTCGCCTGGTCGAGAACCTTTTGCTGTACATCGCTATATTCTTGCTGCCTGGATTTATCTCCGGCCTCGATGCCCGCCTGGGCAGCTTTGCCCATGTTGCCCGCGCCTCTGCCCGCGGCCAGGCCCGCGGCCGCCCCCCGCATGGCTTCGCCTGCTATCCGCATCCACTGCTGGCCGCGCGTCATGGTGTGCTGTTTTATGTAGGCATTGCCGTCTGCATCGGTGCCAACCTCCGGCCGCGTCTTGCCTACCAGTGCATCAGTAACCGAGTCCATCACTCCCAGCAACCCGCCGCGCTTGGTCGACGTCACCACGGGCGCCGTGGCAGGCTTCGGCGCCGGCTGCTGCTGCTGAGGCAAGCCAGGGGTAGCAGCCGGCTGCTGCTGCGTACCGGCGCTTCCAATGGCCGGCGCCGCAGGTTTCGGGGATCCGCCGCCGGCCGTGGCCAGCCACTGATCGCGCGCGGCCACGTTTTGATTTCCGGCCGGTGGTGGCGCGACTGTGCTTACATTGCCGCCGTCCGGTGGATTCGAAACGCCTTCGTATGGTCCGTTAGGCATGATGTTTCCTCTTTATGCCCATCCTGTAGGCATTGCCCCACCACTGCCAACGGGACCGCCGGCGCCGCCGCCCCCGCCGCCAAAGGACAATCCTCCGCTTAGGATTCCCCCCCCTATGCTGCCGGCGGCGCCGATGGCTGCGTTGATCCAGCTATTTTGTTGTTCCGCGATCTGGTTCGCTGTGGTGCCTGCTGCACCGCCCGCGCTGGTGGCCGCGCCTTCATATCCCAGCGGGTTTTGCCCCGCGGCGATGCTTTCCAGTCCCTGCCCCGCGTTCAGCCATTGGTTATAACCCTGCTGGTAATTGGCTTCCTTAATCTGGGTCTGCTCCCGGCTCAGTTCGCCGGCCGCGCTCTGTGCCGTCTCCGCTTTGAGCTGTGCCGCGCCGCCGCTTCCGATAAGTTCATTGCCGCCGCCCATTGCGGCCAGGTTTTCATTCACTGCCCTGGCTGCGTTTCCATAGTTGGTCGCCGTTCCCGCGACCGCCCCGGCGTTTAACACATTCTCTTCGGCCGTCGAGAATCCTTCCTGCGACGGTCCCAGCGCGAAAATCGATTGAAATTGTTTCGCCATTGGCGCATAGATCGCCTGCTGATTTGCATATTGTTCGGCTGTGAGCTGCTGCGCCTGCTTATAGGCGTCCATTTGTTCCTGTTGCAAATTATTTTGTGCCGAAGTGCTCCCACACATTAGGCCGCCTCCAGACGTTTCGAAAGATGCCCGCCCTCGTTGGTGAATCCCAGATGCTTTTCCGCAAAACGAATCAATTTCGGGTCGCGACTGTCAAAGCGAATTTCTCTCATACGTTTTGCGGCTTTCAGTCTGCATTCAAGCCATCGCATGCCTTCGACAAGAGCCAGGGCCAGGCGGTTGCGGTGGTGTACCTGCGATAGAATCGGCGCCGCGGCCGGATAAGGAGGAAACTGGATATGCACTTCCACGTCGGGTTGACAGTGAACCGCCTTGAAAAAATAGACTGGCCCTTCCTCGTCGGTGAGTAACCAGGCTTCGCATCCTTCTCCTTGCTCGATCCAGAATTCCGGCCGCACGCTGCCGGCATGGTCGGGATCGGCAAGAGTCCAAGCGCGCGCCAGGTCTAAATGTCTCGGATCGGCCGGGATCAGTAAATAGCGCGAAAATTGGTGAGTAATCATCACGATGCTTTTCTCTTCATCCGCCGCCCTCGCGGTTGCTCTGATTGCTGCGAGTGGTATGCGGCCAGTTCCTGCGGGCCAGATTTAGCCGGCGCCGTCTGCTCCTGAATTTCGAAGCTCAACGCGCCCCCGCACAGAACGCAGCGCCCGATGGGCGAACGATCACCCGGCTGGTATACGTACATAGTCGAATTGCCGCAGAGAATCTCCCCAATCCGGCGGGCAAAATAGAGTTTCAATTCGCGGTCCTTCTCCATTCCAAGCTCGGGCCCCAGGTCGATAAAACTCTGCATGGGCAAAATTTTGGCGTGGTCCAAAACCTTGGCGCACTGGATCCGCACCCGAATGTCTGAGATGCCTTTCACTTTTGCACTTCCTCCTTGCGTTCATCCTCAGTGGTGGCGAAGATGCCCCAATCGAGCAGTTCATCCCCGTAAGCCTGCGCCCCGTAATCAAACTTGGTCAGAATGCAATCGCCTTCGTCGGGCACTCCGTTCTGCGCCAGGGCATAGCGGTCGCTGAAAACACTTTTGCTCCGCGGCGTCGAGGGCGGATCCGGGCTCGTTACTTCAAGCAGGTTCCATGGCCGCTCTGTCGAGGGGTTGATTTCCCCCAGCAACACACTGACCGCGGGCCTGGCGCCCACGGGCATGCTCTTGGCCGATATATGCGCTACTTCGGTCCACTGCCCCGTGGAACACAAGAGATTCACGCCCTTGGCGTCCCACGATGGGTAAGCAGTACCGTTGTCGGCCCACACTGTCCCTGTCGTGTCGCGCTTCAAGACGGAACCATTCGAGGCTGGCCCGATAAGCAAATCGAAAACGCCAGGCGCCGTTTCGACGGATTGAATCGCACTCGCGCCTGTTAGCAGCTCCGCAAGCGTGCCCCACATATAACCGCTCTCCGGCGGGCTCACCGCGGAGAGACGGAACCAAAAACCATTATTGGTAGCCGCATACATCGCGGTTTCGCCGGTCGATTGGACATTCCACGAAATGTAGGCAGTTTTCGGATTAAACAGGCTGGTATTAAAGCCGCCAGTCGTCACTGTCTGAAATTGATCGCCAATCGGAAAACCAATTTCGGTGTAACCAGTCTGCGGATTGAAGGGATATTGGATCGCAATCGAGCTTACTTTTGCATTTGCTTCCATCAAAACAATTTCAGTCCCGTACACGTCCAGCGCGTTGAATCCGCCCAGATTCACCTTTGCAAAATATTGCGTGGAGTAAAACGGGTTCAATGGAGTGCCCAGGCCCAGAATGATGAAAATTCCGCTGGTCGTAAAAACTATAATCCCGCCATTTTCGACCGTGACCGATACTATGCGAATCACGGCACCCTGATAGCTGATTTGGTTCAGCGGAGCCCAGCCGGTGTTTCCGTTGCTCGATGAAACGATGGCATCCGGCCCGTTCGAGTAATAAACTACATTGCCGGAAAATCCCCACGTTCGTTGTAAATGTAGAATCGGCCCGGTCAGTCCCGCCGGCGGCGCATCATTGGCGTTAGCAACCGGCGCCTGTATGAACGGGTTCAAAGCCCCTGAGCCATTGGCCGATGTGTCTGGAATTCCGAGTTCAATATAAAACTGGCCGCCGGTCGGGTAAGGATCGATGGGAACTGCATCTTCAAAGAGCAAACCGCTCTGTCCCTGTGGCGTCCTCCAAATCCAAATTTGATCGATCTGGCTATCAGCCGGCCAGGTTCCTGAAAATGTGAGGTATGCTGTCGGCGCGTTCTCGTTGGTTGTGGGTATCCCCAAAATTGGGCCTTGAATGATAAGCGCCGGCGAAGCGGTGGAGACGCTGCCATCGATAGCATGAAAAGAAAAAGCAAATTGAATGCTGGCCGTCGTCAACGTGACTCCTGGCCCGAGACAAACCCATGTCAGCGCCCCATCGGTCGTTGTGCCGCCAATGGTGGTTCCCCATGTGGGCGCGGTGGCTCCTGTCGATCCGCCGCCGCCGCTGTTCACAAATTGAAGATTGAAGTTTGAATCAATGATGGCCTGATTATCTTGGAAAACCGTGCTCGATGCCCAAGCCAGGATAGGACCTAAGTTCTCCCATACAATGCTGCCGTCGATGGTCTGCGGATTCGGATTGGTCGCCGTTCTTGGCGTCCAGTTCGGATAGCTTCGCCCCGTCTTCCAGACTCCCGAACCGGGCCAGACCACTTGCAGATTTTGGTTAGGATCGAGAATCGCATAGAGAAATGAAAGCGTGGTGCTTGGTTGCCAGTATCGGGTGCCGTTTGCTGGCGTAATGGTGGGCGCCTTCGTGGGCGCGGCAATGCCCCAATTTTCGGCCGCGAGTCCATAACATTTCCAGACTTGGCCCCCGCTTGGATCTGTGACCCAATCATATTCGCTGGTCGGGAAAGACGGCCGACTGCTGGACGTTGTGCCGGTTCCAGTCGTGCCGCTGCCAGTATCTGCGATTTGCGCATACGCGCTGTGAGCAACGGGGACGGTGAGAATTCCCAACGTCGAAGAAACTATGTGTACCGCATAGGTATTCCCATTCAGAAAACTGCCGGCCGTTAAACCGCCAAACGTGACCTGGACATTTTCGAGGTTGGCGAATTGCAGCGGAACATTTTGCGGATCGATGAACACAGTAACGTAGCTGCCATTTGATGCCGTGGCAACTATGTTCATCGTGATACCGCCCAGAGCCATGTACATATAGGCCGAGTGGCCTGTTACTTGGTTTGAAATGAGCGTGCCTGGCGGGAAATTGGTTGACGCTTGCCAGGTGCGAGAGCCCGTCATCACTTTGACTTGTTCAACGCCATCACCTATAAATAGCTCGGTCCCGACACCGAGAAAGCGCGCTGGCGCAGTGAGCACCGATTTGTTATATACAAGTGAAGCCTGCCCGAATGTCGTTATGTCGAGAATTTGCCCATCTATGCAATCAGCCAAAACGCGCACGACTTCAGCGCCATTCTGGATATATTTCCAAGAGTAAAAGGAAAGAACCGCGCGTAAGAGTACGTTGTTATAGACCGCCGATCCAGGCCGGCGCCTGTCGGTGAGCTTGGCGCTTATTTCGCGGTTGATTCCATCCCAGATCGAGTCAAAGCGGCTGCCTTGATAAAACTTCTTCATCAGGTAAGCGGTCGCCGCATCGCGATAGGGGCTGCGCTGCGTCCACATGCCGGTGAATTGCTCGCCGCCCATAGTGAGCGCCCCGTACCTGGTCGGGTTTGAGATGGCGCCCGTTGCTGCGATCGGCCCGGCCATTTATTGCCCCCTGCCTGCCACGCCACCCTGCACAGATCCCTGGCTGCGGGTCACGCTGCGCGAATCGCTCAGCCACTGGCCAAGAAAGATTGCTTTCGCTTGCTCGTCCAGGCCATCCTGCGCGCCCAGGAGAGAAGCGACAAAGTCGCGTTCCCAGATCGAGAAGCGCGCATCGTTCACAAGCAGCGCCCCGAGGGAGAGAAAACCTTTGTTGTAGATATAGCCGCATTCGTCTGGGATCACGCCCCATGGGTTAGCCCAGCTCGTAATCAGCGGCGCCTTCTGCTGGTAGTCGAAAAAAGCTGTGTACGCTTTGTCGGGAATGGCATTGAATCGGAACGTGATGTTTCCCAAGTTGTCGTCGTATTGCGGCGCTACTTGCGTGGGCCTCTGCTGAGAGCTCACTCTTGCCAGGGCCACGGCGCCGCTCAGCTCCATGTTTTTGCCGCTGGCGGGGTCATTGAGCCATTGCGTTTCGATCCGTCCCAGGTTAGGTACATTCACCACATAGTCGGTGCCGCCGGCGGTGGTGATCGGAACCGGCAGGGTAGCGCGATTCTGGCGCCAGATGAAGGGCGGTCCCAGGATCCGCTGAAGAACTAGGTTTGACATGGTTAAGGCTGGCTGTTGCCCGTTGACATTGAGCCGCTGATTCTTTATCAACGTCTGTACAAAAATCACCGAATCCATCACATTCTGGGTGCTTGCCATTTTTGTTTCCTTCAGACTCTGGAAAGTTTCCTTCAGACTCTGGAAAGTTTCCTTCAGACTCTGGAAAGTTTCCTTCAGACTCTGGAAAGTTTCCTTCAGACGGGATGGTCCGCGGTATAAGGCGCATCGTTCTGCCAGCGCCTCTCAACTGCCTGGTTCATGGGCACGAGTGAAAATGCATCGGGCTCCTTGTTGCCCTGGCCGGTCATGACAAGCAATGCAGCCAGCCAGTCGACGCGCGCCCGCTCCCCGCGTTTCACGTCGCCAGGGTTGGGCGAAGCTTTGAACATGGCCGCTTCCAGTCCATTGAAAAAATGCCGGCTGAAGCTATCAGGAATTGGATTGAGAGTCTGCCCCAGCTTGGCGAATGTCGGGGGCTCGATCTGGAAGTAGGGAATCAACTGGTAGTTGGGTGATGTGGCATTTGGCAGCCAGTCGACGCGGAATCCCTGGCTGGTTGGCGACACAACCGTCCAGATCACGGATCCGTCCGTTACCGTTGCGCCTTCCGCGCTGTTGGCGGGCAAGCTCGGCGGCGCGCTGCCTGTCGCTCCAAAGCCGGTGACGATCAGCAGATTGCCGTTGGCATCGATCATGCTCATGATCGGATTACTTTTTTGGTTAGTTCCGTTGAGCGGATAGAATCTCACGCCGGCGCCGGGCCAGGTGCCATAGCTCAGCGTCTGGTTGTACATCCAGCAGATTTGCGTTGGCCGCCATCGACTCAAGCTGGTTCGCGCCAGTTGTTTCTTCCACGTTACGGCGCCGTCCCAATTCAGCGGTTTGGGCATGACGCTGTTATTCACGTCAACGATGTCGCAATCTTCACCCCAGCCGATGATGCCCGCGGACGGCGCCGGCTGCGGATAATCTTGCTGCCACGAGTTGAGTTGAAAGGGTTGCGCGATCGCGCGATTGAATTTCCAGTTGAACCTGGTTATATCTCCGCGCACATTTACGGCGCCCCCCAGCAGATCGGCCATTACTTCGTTGCCCAATTCGAGCGCCAGAGTGTCGCTATAGCCGGAGGGCAGAGCCCGCGGATCCGGCACGCCCTTGGCTGCAATGGAATCATAGACAGCTTCCAACGTGACGGTGGAATTTCCCACGGGTATTTACTCCGTTCCAAATAGCTCTTGCTGTTTCGGCGGTTCCTTTTTCTCAGTTCGCCGCGCGGCCGCTTCGCGCTCCTGTCTTTCCCCGCATTTGAGGCACGCCTGGAGGCGCCGATCGTGGACACGATGCATCGTCTCAGCGTGGCAAACGTTGCACCATGCCGAAGCCTCGACCGTCGTTCGCGGGTAGTGTTGCGCCATTGGCTATTTTTTCCTCGCACTTTTACGTTTTTGGCTCATGGCCGCGGCAACTGCCTGTTTGTCGGCCGTCTCCTTACCGAATTTCGCTTTAGTCTTGGCAAACGTCTCGCCGTGGTGAAATTCGGAAATGTTCTGACTCACAGTTTTTCGTGATTTGCCGGGTTTCATTGGCATAACTGATGTACCTCAAGAAGGAATGTCAATGCTGCCTGAAAGCAGTTGCGCGCTCGGGATCGCCGCCGAACCTGCGATGGTGATGGCCAGGGTTTCGGCCACGGTCAGATCCACAGGCCCCTGCGCCACGGTATTGGTGTCAAGGTAGGTAGTCGCCACGGCCGCGGCCGCGGTGCCGATATTGGCCGTGACTGATCCATGCGCGTTAATCATGCCGGCGCTCCCCGCCGTCGCTACAGTCAGCAGGAATTCAAATTGAATGGGCAAATTACTCGAAGCTGCAGTGTTGGTGGCCGCGGTGGTGATGCTGCATAGGGTCACGCTGCCCAGCTTGATCGCGATGGTGATGGTAGCCACGTTGGCGGCGGTGGTCGAATAGATTACCGTGCCTCTCACCCGGACCGTCCGCCCTACCTGGTTCAAGGTTCCCGCGGCCATGACTTGAGTAAAGAGGTTTTGCGCCGTGGTGATATTACTTAACGCGGTTTGTGGCGCAATATTCGCTATGCGCACGGCTGGTGTCACAATGCCCTGCGCGATGGTCACTACTCCCAGCAGGCCCGTGATTTGATCCGCGATGAGTGCTCCTGGCGAGTCGAACTGACTTTTCGGCATGCCGCCCGATACGATTCTGTCTGCGCCCACGTCCATCCTCCTTAATCTTGCATTGTATAGGTAAAACCTATGCATTACCTATGTATTACATAGGCTCTACTACTGTTGGACAAACTGGAGCGCGCCTGAAGTCTGGCCCGTCCCGCTCAGAAGCAAACACACATTCCGGCCCGCGGTAGCGGTGGCCATGATCCAACCGGCGCCAGTGCCCAGCGCCAGGCTTTGGTTGGTGGTGCCGAAGTTCCAGCCGGTTGCAGCGGTGGCGCCGCCGGCCATGCCCGCGGTGTTGGTGGCGCACACGGTTCCCGTGCCTTCGACAAGCGCGATATTCTGCGCCGTGGCGCTTACCAGGTGCAGGCTGCAGATGTAGGTGGTTTTGTTGGCTACGCCGGTGATGAGCTGCCCGCCGGCGGCCAGGTTGATGGGCACAACCACGCGCATGTTGATCGTGCAGGGATCGCCGCTTTTAGGGTTATAAGTCGGCGCGGCCTCGACCGTGGCCAGCTTGAGCGCGAAAAAGAGGGCCAGCAGAATGCCGGCCCGTATCAATCTCTCTTTCATGATAATGCTCCCTCGACCTGGCGGTTGTCGCGCCCTTGCGCGTAGCTGTCGCAAGGTGCGGGCATGATGATCTGGTTCCCATCCCGGCCGGCAAAAGCGAATGTCTTCCCGCAGTGCATGGGGGCGCCGGCTTCGGGTGTGAGTTGCTGCCTGGCTCGATCTTCCAGACTTTCGAATTCCTGCAGTTCGCGCTCATACCTTTCGACGCGCGCCTTGGCATCGGCCGCGGATTCTCCCCGCCGGCGCTCCGGGTTCTTGTTGGTGGGCAGGGGAGAGAACACGCGCAGCGGGCAGTTGGCGCACATAATCAAGGTGCGATTGTCGGGCAGGATGGCCACGCGCAGCGCGCTGGGGCCTTCGCCTTTGCGTTCGCGGCCAGGGGATCCGCCTTGACGGTGGGTGCAGTCCCTGATGACGTTTGCACGCTCGATCAGATCCGTTTTCAACTGTTTCTGGCGCTGCCGATTCTGCCGGCTGCGAACTTCTTTCTGAGCCTTGTATTGCTCGTTTTCGTCCCTAGCTTTTTCCAGTTGGATCTGCGCCGTTTCGAGTTGAATGCGCTTGATTTCGGCTTCTACTTGTGCGAGTGTTTGTTCGGCCATGGTGGTTTACTCCCGTAATTGTTTTGCCTTCAATCAAAAAGCGAATGCGGTAGAGATGCATGAGTCGCCGCCGCGGAGATTTGCGCCGGCGCGCGCTGGCTCTCCAACCGGCCAGCGCCACTAGGGCGACTATCACAACACAGAACCAGGTCATTTTTTTTTGGGCAGTGTGTGTACATTTTTTGCCGCCGCCCGATGATGCGCCGCCGGCGCCCTCGCTCTGGCTTCAGGCTTCGCATCCTCCTTTCCTCCGCCCTCTTCCTGCTGCCCGGTATCTTCCTCGTGCTCGTTATCGAGCTCAGGCGAAGCTGCAGTCTGCGCTTCCGGCGGCGAGGTTTCAGGAAGCGGGGCCTGGTAGACAATTCCGTGCTGAGTTGGGCAGCGCCAGATTTCCTCTGTCGCGCTGTCGCCTCTGACCGCGGGCTTGGCGCACCGCGGGCAATAAACCTGCTCTGGCATTGGCTTAACTCCCTTCAAGTGGTTTGCGGTACGGCAACCGCGATACGCGCGCGGCTGGTGCCGGCCGGATCCGGGGGCAGTCCTACGCCCAGAACGCAGTTGTAGCCGGTCCCGCCGATGATGAGCCCGTTCGGATCGAACGCGGTTTTGGCCACGTATTCGCCCGCCCAAAGGTTCATGTTTTCCCAGCGCGGATCTATCTTGGTGTGGCGCTTGTTGGGGAAGTTGATAAACACGATTGCCAGCTCTCCGGCCAGGTAGGTGCTCAGGCCGGTTGTGCTGCCGCCCTGCCAGGCCGCATATTGCGTCTGGTTGGTCGACTGGCGCCAGCGCGCGCCGAATAGTTCGAGGATCCTGGTGTCTCCCTGGCCCTCGTCGGCCATGGTCAAACCTTCCAGTCTCAGTTGGCCGGCATCGGTATGCTTCCAAATGTCGACGACTGAGTTGTTGGAATTGTCGAGCTGCAGATCGCCAACGAAAAACGGGTGAATGGATCCGTTGTAACTCCCCGATTTCATCGGTGGCACGGTGGCCCCGCTCAAGCTGGCCGGCATCTGCTCGATGATGTTTTTCCCAAAGGAATAAGGCGCGGTCAGGGAATCCTGGTTTGTCGTGCGCGTGTCGAAGGTGCGGAGGTAGTCGAACATGTACATCACCAGGTCGTCGACCGTCTGCCCGAGCTGGTAAGCCATGATGCGCCGGTTCTCTTCGAGGTCGTTTGTGATCGACGTCATGAAGGCCAGGTCTGAAATGTTGTTGTAGTTGGCCCACTGTCCCACCACAATATCGCGGAAATTGATAGTGATTTGCTCCGGCGGTCCAATCGTGCCCTCGGTCTGCTGCTGCAGATCGGCGCCCAGCGGGATCGACATGAAATTGCGAAAGGTCTGGCCAGACTTCTCCGGCAGATCCATATGTGTGGCTAAGAGCAATTTATTCAAGTACATATACAACCATTGGCAGAAAACCCGGTTGTAATGTATGGTCAGCCGCGCCTGGGGCATGTTGGCGCTGGTCTGCGCCGCCGGGCTCGGTCCATCGGTAAGGGTTGGATTCTGCGCTGCCATGGCGGCGGCCTGCATGGCCAGCGATGCGGTTACCGCAATCGCCCCACCAATGGCGCCGATGAGCTGCACAAGTGGCCAGAGCACGCGCACCAAAGCCGTGCTGATCTTTAACTGCGTATCCTGCTTCATCGCCCGCGTCTCCCTCGGGCGCTTTGAGCGTTTTAGGCTCGCGCCCCGCCGGAGAAATAGAAGTCACATGCCGCGATGTAATCGGGATCGTTGAAGACTCTCAATCGCTCCCGTTCGGGCATGGTGCGAATCTGTTCCTCCGTATATTTCAAAGCCCTTGTCTGCGCGGTCTGCGGCGCGCTGAAGGTTGAGCTTCGCGCGCCGGTCGAAAACCGCGTACCTCTGGGCCTCTCGAAGGGCTGAACCTGGCTCTCACCGGGAAGGTTCGCGAGGGTGGCGGGTGGAGTGTCATCGGAAGGCGCTCCTGCTCTCTCGAACAGTAAGCCCTCCGCCTGCAGTTGTTGGAACGCGCGACTCATAATTTCGCGCGTCACCAGGCCCGGCTTGTTGCCGGCCATCCTGATTGCTTTCTCACCTACGAGCTGACGGTTGCCGGGGTGGGGGTAGAATTCCGGGGTCTGACTCTCCCACTCCATCGCCAGCGCAGCGTAGGCCCGGCGGGCCTGCTCCACGGGATCGATACCCGTTGCGGCCTCGTACAGTGTCGCCACGGCCGCGCCGGCCTTGGCGGGGTTCTGCAGGTCGGCAGTGGCCTGCATAACTTCATCGGCAGAGACGGTGCGGGGAGGGGTGGCCGGCGCCGCGGGTGGCGTCCCATTGGCGGCGCGGCGGGCCAGGGCCAATTGCGCATTGGCGTTCTGCATGGCCAGCTTTTCCAGCACTTCTTCCTGGTTCTTGCCGTAGGTATAGATCGGGTGGGTACCGTCTTCAAGGTCTGTCACCCAGCAGAAGGTACCCGCCTGCAGCGGCTGCCCGTTCGCGCGCGTGTCACTCCAGTATCCGCGCAATTTAAGCCTCCCTACAATTCGCAGCCCTTTTGTGCGGTAATCGCGTCGTGGCCTTCATGGGCTCCGAAGTGGATCCCCGATTTGCCTACATGCGCCTTTGGCCCATTGTGTTCTCCCTTGTGGGCTTTCAATGCATTCTGGAAAGCTGCAACTGCTGCCCCTTTACCTTTGGCGGCCTGGATCTTGGCAAAGTTGCCCGTGGTCTTCGTGCGTCCCAGCGCATGCACCGCGGCCCGGCCGTGGGCGCCTTCCGGCTTATGTCCTTTGGATGGGGGATTGAGTTTGAGTTCCGCCATGGTCATCCTCCAACGATTCGATCGCGATAACGATTAACCAGGTGAGTTTTGCCGTAAGCTGCTTCCAGACTTTCACTTCCAGCCAGGCATTTGCTAATTCTCTTCCTGCCCCTAACGGATCTTGCTCTGAAATCAGCATGGCCGCTTTTTTCTGGGCGATTGTAGTCTTCCGAATCAATTTTTGCATCACTGGCCAGCCGGCCGAGGTCCGCATCTCGCGCAGCGCAACACATTCCTCTCTGGTGAGCGGCTTTTCATCATCTTCGAGCGGTTCACTTCCAACCGATTGGGCCAGGATCGCATTTTCCCGCAGTTCGAATTCCGGCAGCCGCCCAGCCCTCAGCGCCGCCAATTCTTCGTTGAGCGGTTCGCCGGCCAAGTACTTTTCAAAATTCGTCGCCATGGTTAAATCACCATTCGCAGGGGAAATACTTCCGGCCCCGCAACCGGCGGGGCTTGCTCGCTCAATTCTGCCTTGAACTGGCTTTGATCTGCTTCAGCCGGCGCCGCAATGCGAGTAATCACGCATTGCACATAGATGCCGCTCTCGGTCTTGCCTTCCCACACGCGGCCAGGGATCGCACACAGGCTCTGCGGAGTTTCGACCGTGATAAACCTGTCCGTGCTTTCAATCGTGATTTTCAAATCTTTCCCTCCAGGGCGATTGCAGCATTCGCTGTCATGACCGCTTCACGTACCAGGCGGATTGCGGCTTGCTGGTCTGCGCAGTTCGGTGTCAATTCAAGAATGGAATAGACAAAATTACCGGCCGCGCGGCGTAGCTCTTCGTACTTGGGCAGTTGTTCCGGTGTCGGGGCATGATAGGTAAATACATCCGCGTAATTTTCTCTCGTTACCGGCATCAGTTCACCGTCCCTTCAAGCGGGATCTGCAACGGTTTTTCGTCCGGTATCTTTTCCTCTGGCGTGGGCCATTTAAAGCAGCGAGGGCAAACGGTGTGCATGTGCAAGGTGTAAAGTTCTCCACATTCACAGCGCACCATCATCATCGGTTCATCCCATTGGCTACTCATGCCCCTATCCCTGTCTGCAGCTCCTGCATATCCTGATTGCGCGATAGCCGGCCCTCAGCCTGCGCCAGTTCCGTGGGTCCGATTTTATCGATAGCCTTTTCCACGATCGTGTTTTGCAGGTCCTGCTGGCCTTTCGCGGCAACCTGCTGCAGCTTGTTTTGGCCGCGGACCTTTTCAACGGCCACGGCGCCCTGCAACTTCTGCGCGCCCCCGCTCATCTGCTGGACGCTCTGCATCTCCTGCGGGCTGAGAGGCACAAAAATATCCTGCCAGCTTTGCAATTCGCTCATGCGCTGGAAAATATCTTCGATGGATTTGAAATTGATCGTCCAGCCCTTTTCGTGCAGCCATTGCATGAGCTGGGGCTGTTGCACGATCTGCAGCAAGAAGGGAATCAACTGCAGGATGGCCGCGCGGGCGGCTAGCTTCTGGCCGGCCAGGATCTTGATTTCAAATCGCGCATCCAGAAAATCTTCGGCGTCGATCTGATCGATAATCGCCTGACCGAATTTGTCAGACAGGATCGCGCGAATCTCTGCGATGGGCATGTCCTCGAGAACACGATCCCAGAGAAACGTAAGCCAGCGTTTCATCACGCCTTCGAGGTGCGCAATGGGATCGCTCACGTTCTCATCGGCCTTGCCGCCGGCGCGGTTTACTCCGGTCGCGGTGCGCATGGCGCTTGAGCCGGGCGTGTTCACATTGCCCTGCATGGCGATTGAATCGGCGCCCACCAGGTTTTCGCCGCCTCGATGCGCAAAATCAAGGATTTTCCATACTTCCGGCGGAATTTCAGGCATCTTCATGAAGCTGAGCGCTTTGTTTACATCGTGGCTGGGGCCGGTATCGACGCCTAAGAATGTTCCCAAACCTGTAATCAGGTTCTGGGTGGGCGCATTGCCGGCGCCGCGGTCATAAATGATCGGGGCACTGAGCGGGAAGGCTATCATCCGTAATGCCTCGTTATACGTTGCCTGCTCTACGCGCTGATCGCCCGCATTCAGCCGGCCCTGGCCTATGCCATACCCTGAGTTGTCGATGTTCCACCAAGTCGCGGAATACCCCAGCATCTGATCGCCCATGCCATGTTTTTCATTGCGGATGGTCTTTCTGCGCCCCTGATAGCAGAGAATTTCGCACACATAGTCTTTCGTCCAGCGCGCGATTTTCATCAGCGGTTTGAGGCTCGGATCCTGGCTCACCATGCGGTTTTCGCCGGCCGCGTGGAGCACAACAGTCGATTGCGAATTCATGGCCTGCGCGGTCTGGGTGCCCACGGGCGCATCGCCGCGGGGGCTGGTTTCGTAGAAGAATGTTTTCAGATCCTGATTGCCAGGGATCGATTTATAGCAGTCCAGCTCGCGCAACTGTTGCAGATCCTGCAGGGTCACAAAATCAATATCGATGCGCGCGCCGCCGGTCAGATCGGGACGGTTGGGAGTGCGCCAGGTGTCGAGGTAAAGAGTCGTGCCCAGGCGCCGATATTCAAATGATGGCCAGGATTCTTTTACCGTTTCCTCCCGCACCTTAAAGTTGTCGCTCTCCCAGGTATCCACTTTCTTGGGCGGTCCCACGGGCATATCGATATTTACGGGCGGTTTCTGGCGGTGGCGGGTTTTGCGGATCACCTTTTTTTCTTCCCAGCCAGGAATACAGATCATCGTGCCTTGCAACACTTGGCACTCGATCGCCAGGGACATCTGATATTCGAAGTCCGCGCGGTCATTCAGAACGTTAAATATTTCCGTCCATGCGTTGAGGATCGTTTCCGCGTCGGGATTGCCGGCCAGCTTGCCGCGTGGTTCAAGCACGAAGGGGTTGGAGTCGCCAAACAGGCCGCGGCGCACCTGGTTCGACATCGTGTTGCGGTTCTTCGCCACCAGAAAGCGCGAGATGCGCGCCGGCCGGTTCGAGACGCGCCAGTCGCGGTCATAGTTGGGCGATTGATATAGATAGTCGACGTACTGCCATTCAGCCAGCCATGAGTTTGTATCGACCCACTGCATTGCGGTCTGATAGTCCATCCAAGCCACGGTGCCCGCGGCATCATCGTCCATCTCGGGCGAAGTGCTGCCGTCCCTGCTCAGCTCAACCTGTTCTTTGCGAATAGGCAAACTGAGGTCATTGCCGATGGGCATCCCATCGCCGCCGGGCTTTTCCGCGATTTCGAGGCTAGTTGCCATTAGAGTTTTTTAGCCGGTTCGTCGAGTCCTTCTGGCACATGCGGTGAATATCCTTGCTTAAACGCTTCCGGTGGGCTGAAACTCTCATAGCCATCCTCATAAAGCACGTAGTACCACCCCGATTTTGGCCGTGGTTTGTTAGCAACGCGGATGGCGAGTGTTCCGTTAAGCTCGGGGAAATTATCAAATTGGAGAGCAACCCAATTCGGTGTGGAAACTTCCTCAATCACATCTTTTATTTTCAGCGCCCGCACCACTTTGTGTGATTGATAGAGCGGGATCCTGTCTTGCAACTCAACCGGCATCGATGTTTCATTTGTCGTCATCCGTCTAACCCTCCTGGCAGCGGTGGGATCCCGTAATAACTCGTTGCGCTCATAGCTTGCAAGTGTGCTTCTGCCTTCTGTCGCGCCTGCTCGTCGACGGCCGGCATTCCCTGCTGATCGAGAAACGCCGTGACTAAGGCGTCTTCGCGGCGCCGGCGCTGCCATTCAATCTCTTCTTCGCTCATGTTGGCGCGCAGCAGGGAGAGCGGAACTAGATCCGCAAATTTGGAGATAGCTTCAATGATGCCATTCTCTTCCATGAGCCCGAAATGAACAAACTGGTTCTGGCATTCGGAGGCTTTCGACATAGCGGTGGAGAGCCACACGCGCCCCACTTTCATCAATGGTTCCAGTTGTTCGATGGATCCCGCGCGGCGCGCGTCGTCTTCCTCGTATTCGGTCCACTGCATTCTGAAACTGCGATTGCGCCGCGCGGCTTCGTTGCGCACATGCGTCATCACGTAATCAGACCCCGGTACGCATACGATCATCAGCGCATCGATCTGATGCACTTTGGCCTGGTGAACAATCTTTTCCGCTTCCCCGCTGGGGCTGTAGGTTCCCTGCCAGGCGTCGAGCACATAGATTTTGCCGTCGAACAATCGGGCCACGGCGCCTTCACTATATTTGGCCATGGATGGTTTGCCGCCGTACCGCGGGCGCCAGCACATGTAGACGTCGCCGCCCAGCGGGATCCGCTCGGGCGCAATCAGGCAGCTCTTATACAGCTTCTCGTCAAAGCGGGCCACGGCGCCGCCTCGCGGGTCGTTCTGTTGCTGGGCCATAAAGCTGAGAAAATTTTGATAGAACTTTTCCCGCAAGCTGATATAGCTTAGATTTCCGAGTTCAGGAAACTGCAATTCCAGTTCGTCTTCGCGCGGGAATTCACCCGGCACCAATTGGGCGCCGCTCTTGACGATCACAGAGCTGCGTACAAGCACTTCCCAATTGTCGGGATTTTCTTCCGCCAATCGCAGGCATTTCCCATAGTAATCAAGGGGTGAATATCTAGTTCCTCCAATATAGATATAGCCGCCTTCGCGAACCGTATTTTCATTTTGGTCGCACACATCGATCACATTCTGGCGCACTTCATGACTGGCGGTGATGCCGCTGTTGTTTGCATCCTCCACGTCGTCGCAATCCATAATGAGCGGATGCCAGCCGGACTGCGAGCTCTGCGGGGAAGTGAAATCGAGCGTGTAATCCAGATCACCAGCGCCCCAGAGTTTGCGGTTGGGAGTGTTCCAGCATCCTGTTGGTCTTTTGTCGATGACCAATTCGGGATACATGACCTGGATGGGGCGGAGCCCTGAGCCCTTCGGCCGCCAGAATTGCAGCGCGGTTTTGAACGCCACTTCTTCGGCCAGGGGCTGAGTTGCGGAATTGTTCAGGATAGTAATTTCCTCGGGGAAAGCGCAGATCCATTGCAGCCGGTCAACACGTTTGAGTGAAGTTTTCAGGCTGTGGCGCGGATCGAGATGGATTCGTTTCTTTTTTTTATGCTGCTGGCTGATCGATAGATTTGGATTCTTGGGGAAATATAGATTCACCGCAGGACGATGAGCGCGCTCTTTGAAATCGTGAAACCCGATGATTTGAGCCGCGAAAAAATGATCTGTTATAAATCGATGACGTGCGTCTGCACGATATTCATCATCATCGGCCAGCCTAGCGACGTCAAGCATGGGAGATTTAGACTCCTGCCTGCGGTGGTGCTCCGGCGCCCGCGGCGGCGGGCTCTGGTTCCTGGCCCCCCGCTTCTTCCCCGCCGCCGCCCATCTGATTCATCCCAAACTGTTCAGCTACATGTTGGCCGGCCTCTTCGGGATTGGCGCTAGTGGCTGTTGGTCCGCGTTCAGGATGCGTGAAGGCTGCATCTTTGTGATCCTTGTAAGTCGCGTGGTGGACGATGGACCCATCTCGCGCCTGGGTGCTGCGTATCTCGTGAAGGTGCAGCCTCTTCTTTTTGCCGCCTTCTTTGCGCTTACCCTCCGGCTTTTTTGTTTCCTCTTTTTCCTTGGCCATGGGGTTCGCTCCGATCAGCCGGCGTTAAATTTTTGAACGTTGATGGTGGTGGGTGTGCCAGGTGCGGCGCCGCTCGAAGTGATGCTGAGCGAGAAGGTGGCCACGGGATTGGCCGCGTTGCTTATACCGGTGGGCACGTTGGTATTGGCAATCTCGGGGTCGATCACGTTGTTGATCGTGCCTCCGCATTTGCCCTGCAGCTTGCCGCTTACTGAGTCGTAAATCAGCATGGCGTGGATCCACCAGGGCGCCGTGGTGGTGTTCTGGGTGACTGGGGCGGCGGTTTTATGCAGCAGGTTGCCGGCTACCACGGTTGCGCTCGCTCCCGCATAGAGCCCCAGCGCGATGGTGCCTGCGGCTCGGGTGGTGATGAAGCCGGATGCAACGAGGTCGAAGATGGTCTGCTCCAGCGCCGTAAAGGGGCCGAGGGGCGTATTGAGCGCGGTGGCGGGGTTCGATGGGTTGAGGATGATAACTTCCGTGGCCACGGTTACGGATTGCGTGGCCGGCAACGCGGCGGGTGTCGCAAGCTGTGTACTTAAAGGCGCCATAGTTACTGAGCTGGCCGCGGGGCTCACAGGCCCATTCGGTCGATCCCAAAGAGCGGGCATAATCTTCGTTCTCCTTTGGCGGCGGGTCCGCAAATGTCCGGTAGCGTTTGTTTCAATCCACGTCCCCAGAAGGGGCGACAGTGCATAGAGAACAAGATTCTGCCCTTTCCTGCATTCGTGCAAGAGGTTTACTTGCGGGAGAGAATGAAAAGCGAAAGTTGCTTTAACCTTGCTTCAAGCACCCTGCTTCAAGCACCCTGCTTCAAGCACCCTGCTTCAAGTAGAGGTAAAGGAGAAGTTTTATGCCGTTGGGAATCCTGTTTTGGACCATTTACGTGATCGCCGTGATCTTCGGCGTCTGGGTCAGCTATGAGCCCGCACAGCCGCTTTGGGTTCGCCGCGCAGGCGCCTATTTAGTTCTCTGGATCCTAGTCGGAATACTTGGTTGGGAGGTCTTTGGCCCCGTCGTCAGACGATAGGCGAAATGCATAGCATTTACATTCATACTCCGGGAATCGATTGGAGATGATAAGCAAAGCCGGCCGCAGGGCTGAATAGGATTCGACATCGGCACGCACCGCAGCTTCTGCCAGGTGCCTGAGAAAATCGCCAGATCGGTTAGGTTCGTGGTGCAGGATGCCATATATCCACCCCATTAGTTCGTTGTCATTTTGCAGAATCATCTTTCCCCCGATTACGGAACCAGCTTTGAGCCATCATTTCAACTGACTCGCTTAGAGCCTCATGGCGCGCCGTCAACGCTTCGTGACGGGCGACCAATGCCGCGATGCGCTTGTCGAAAACTTCATCGCGCTGAGCTAAACTTTCGAGAATTGCTTCGATGCGGTCCAGACGTTCATTTTTTTCGGTCACTATCCACCCGCCAACTTTAGTTTAGGTCCGCGTTTCTTGCCTGCTTTGGGCAGACTCTTGCGCCAGGCGGCGAACTGCCGGCGTTCCTCGGGCGTGTTGGGACGATTGCAGAATCGACAGCGGGTTTGATCGCGCAGCCGGCGCCGTTCAAGGTTGAGGATCTTGGCGTGCTCGGGTGTACAGGTGACAGATTTGCGCACCACGCGATCGGGGGGAATCTGGTCGCCACAAATGAGGCAATGGAAATATTCAACCGGCGAGCGCCGGTCAACGGCTTTCACGTTTGGCATTTTCGTTCCTACTCCCGAATGTGTATGCTTCGATGGCGACCATCGATGTCTTGCTTGAACTGAAAGCCACGTTCAAGGTACTGGAATAATCCAATGACGTTTTGCTTTCGCGCCAGTTCAAGAATGGGTGCGGTGTCTGATTCAAACGCAATCAGCAACGAAGTGTTATCGGGATAAGGCAGGTGGGGCATAAGCCCACCGCGGCTGTCTGATTCAATCGTGATGGGATCTGCTGCCTTCATGCGCTCTAAATTGTCGGTTTCGATGACAACAGCCAGCACGGTACGTCTCTTTTCGTGTTCGTGAAACGGGATGAAAAGCATTCCTATTTTTCCTCCAGTAGTTCAACAGTGATCTGAACGTGCGCCGGCGCCCCATAAATCTTGTGCAACTCGGCGTCGACAACCTGCGCATCGTCTACCCAGAGAATGCCTGTCATGGCATCAGTTGTACTTCGAGCAAGTTTGTCGTAGTCGGGTTTGACGGTGGGCCGCGTTCTTGAAGCAGGCGCCGATTTCGGCCGTTCGAATACGAAAGTGAGAGCTACGCGCACGGGCACGGCGGCCGCGGCGAATACTTCATGTATGCCGGCCGCGGCGCGCGCTTCGAGGGCCGCGAAGCCTATCTGGCGCCGATATGCATGAGTACGCGGGTTGTCTGCTTTAAGCACGGTCATCGGGGAACCATTCGGCTTTGTGGTGCAGATCCCGCCCATGCTTCCTTGGGGTATCGGTTCGCATTCGACGGAGAAGGAAATTTCAGTCACGCGCCTAGCAGTTTTGCCAGTTGCGTTTTCCGCGGCTTCGACAAATTCTGTCCAAGCTCTGCGCTCTGCGGTGCGGCTCATGCGTGTCATTCGCCGCGCTTCCTCCAACGCATTACTACCAGTTTTGAACGCCAAAGGTTGTCTTGGCCTAAGGTAAAGAATTGCGCCAGCACCTCGGAAACCACACCAATTCCCCCGTGGGTCTTGAGACATAAAAACTCTAGATCATTCGGCAAAGGGCCATGTAAAAGTTCCTCTGCTGACAACCTTAAGAGCGTGCCGTATTGGCCAGCGTTTAGGCGGTATCTCTTGGCTATTCGTGTGTCAACCATTGCTTGTTTCTTGCTAGGCATTTGACAATATATATCATAGATATATACTGTCCACCGACATGAAGGCGAAAAAGAAAGTCAAACCTGTTAAGCGGTACACTTACCTGCTAAAAATCGCCCCTGGAGATGCGCGTTTGATTAAGGAGGCTGCGGTGAGACGAGGAATAAGCCTTAACGCCTTCATCAACCTCGCCGCAACTGGAACTGCTCGGAAGGTGCTTGAAGCAGATCCAGCTCCGTCCCCATTACCGGAGGAATTTATTTCCACTGAAAACGCGGCCTAATTGTTCACGGTTTTAGGCGGCGGAATAATCCCCTACGGTCTTTTGTCGAACGTGCTTTAGTTGCGGGCGCGAAGGCTTTTGTGCGCCTGCAGGAAAGGGAGTAAATGCCATTCATCGACAGGGACGGTCTTTTCTCTGGAGAACGTCTCGCCGCCTGCAGTGATTTAGCTCAGCTTTACTGGCCCTGGTTCTATACGGCGGCAAATGGATACGGAAGGCTGGAACTATCTGAAAACACAATCATTTCGAAAATTTTCGGAAACTTTGCTAAACCTCCTGAACATTCACAACTAGAGAAAATCTTCGAGGAATATGAGAGGAACTATCTCGTTATTCTTTATGAAGTTAACGGCGTTTGGTGGGCGCAATTTGCAACCCGTGAGAAGTATCTGCCGCGGTATAAAACGCGAAAAGACCAACAAAGTCCAGGTCCGACGCTCGAAAACTGGGCAAATTTCCAAAAAGGGTACATTTCATGGAAGCGCGGCAAGTCGTTGAATATACACACATTTCAAAAATCTGCCGAAAATTTCGGCATGGTAGTTGTAGTTGAAGAGGTAAGTAAGGGTTTATCAACTTCATCAAGTGTTTCGGTAAATCCGCCTTTCCCAAAACCAAACTCCGGCGCTGCCGCGCCGAGAGGCGGATCCTCAAACCCGCCTTCGCCTGGCAAACCTACGCCGAGCAAACCGCCGCCCAGCGCCAAGCAAAGCAAAACAAAGGCGAAACTAGGCAAACCGGCAAAATCGGCCCGTAGACGCATCGCAAAAGGCGGGAACGATGAAACGGGCACGGCCGGTGCTAACAAGAGCGGCGCGGGGGGTCTGGGCTTCGGCGTTGGGCATTTAAAAAAACAGTCGAGCCGGCCAAAAGCGGATTTTCCGGCTGACAGCCGTTGGGAGCCATTCCGAATCGAGATTTTCAGGTATTGGGATCAGCAGAATATGGGGGATGAGAAAGCGGGAAATTGCCCCTGGACGGTGAAGGACCAGGCGGCGCTTTCGGGGCTGCTTCGAGCATCGCCAGAAATGACGTTAGAGACGTTTAGAGGATTGCTGATGAATCGAGCTCGGTCGGAAGTTGTAGCCTCAGATCCTCCGCGCAACTGGCTTGCGGGTCTGAAACTGTTTGCAGGTGGCCCCCTCGATCGTTACCGGCATTCACTGCGGCCGGCGCGTGTTCTCTGAGCCCTGAAGATTAAATTGCAATGGTAGCAAATTAAATAGGAGAACTGCGCTCGATCCCCCCTGGGGTGCGCCCGTCTAAACATAAAACAGAATGAAACAAGGAAAACAAACAAGACAGGGAAGTGGACAGGGATGCCTTCTATATGCTATTTACCAAAGTAAAACCATTTATTTACGCA